CCCAGTCGGTCCAGTAGCACCAGTAGCACCATCAGCCCCAGTCGGTCCAGTAGCACCAGTAGCACCAGTAGCACCTGTAGCACCAGTAGCACCAGTAGCACCAGTAGCACCTGTAGCACCATCAGCCCCAGTCGGTCCAGTAGCACCAGTTTCTCCAGTAGCACCAGTAGCACCAGTAGCACCAGTAGCACCAGTAGCCCCTGTCATTCCTGTCGGACCAAAATTTCCACTTTCCCAAAGAACATGTCCGTTTGCATCACTAGTTAACACTTGTTGGGCTGTTCCTCTCATACCATCAGAATCAACAATAACATCTAAAGTAATCGGTTCAATAAAAGTATTTAAACCGCTAAAAATATTATTTCCTGTTAAAGATGCTGTTTCATTTAAAGATATATCTATATTAAGAATTTGCTGTTGAAGTGTTTTTATTCTAGCATTCAGACTATAATTAGAATATGACATTATATATATACACTTTTATAAATATTTTAAATAATTATCATTTATAAAAAAGAATAGTTGAGAGAAAAAGTATTTAGATTAAATTATTAAAAATAAAATATAATCTAAATATATAAAAGAATGAGTTTAGCAAATCTAGAATCAAAAAACTTAAGTCCGTCTTCTCTCAAATTATATTTGAGTAATCTGAAAAGGCTAAATGAAGGTCAAGATATAAAAAGTTTTACCTTCTTAAAGAATGTTGATGCAATAATGGAAAAAATAGCACATTATAAACCAAATACTCAACGAACATATATTATTTCTATTGTCTCTCTTTTAAAACAAGAGCCAAAACAAAAGGCATTATATGATAAATATTATACTATTTTGATGAAATTTAATAGTGATCTAAAAACAAATACAGATAAATCAGAAACTCAAAAAGAAAACTGGTTGAGCCAAGAAGAGGTGAAACAGGTATTTGAAACGAAAGAAAAAGAGATGAATGAAAAGTTAGGAAAGTTAAAGAAATTATCAGAACCAATTTATAATGAACTATTATCTTTTGTAATTTTAAGTTTATATGTGCTTCAGCCGCCAAGACGGAATCTGGATTATCTTTACATGTTAATTGTACCATCATATTCTGAAGATTTTGATAAAAAGTTTAACTATCTCTCATTATCTGATTCTACCTTTTACTTTAACAACTACAAAACTGCCAAGACTTACAAATGTCAAGCTATAAAGATAAGCCCAGAATTGTTAGTTATTATTAAAAAATATATTGATTTCCATCCATTGAAGAAATTAATGAAAAAGAGTTTCCAATTGCCATTCTTGGTAAGCTATCAAGGTATACCTTTTGATAATGGAAATATTATTACGAGAAGTCTAAATAAAACATTTGGAAAAAAGATAGGTGTATCAATGTTAAGAAATATATATTTAACTTCTAAATTTAGTCCGCAAGTTTTAGAGATGAACCAAGATGTTTCTGATATGGGTACTAGTAGTAATACAGCAATGAATAATTATATAAAGTTAGATGAGAATTCTGAAAATACTATTATCGGCTAGGTTAAGCAAAACAGCTTAAAGCCATCGTCTTATAATATCTTAAGAGATGCCAAGACTAGCAACCAATTACCAAAATATTATTATATATAAACTAGTATGTTGTGATTTAAGTATTACAGATGTGTATGTGGGTTCAACTACCCAATTTTCTAAACGAAAAAATGCACACAAAACTAACTGTAATAATGAGACATCAAAAGGTTATAATCTTAAATTGTATTCTTTTATACGAGAGAATGGAGGATGGTTAAATTTCAATATGGTTGAGATTGAAAAGTTCCCCTGCCAAGATGGTAATGAAGCACATTCAAGAGAACGATATTGGATTGAGTTATTAAAAAGTAATTTAAATATGAGAGCTCCTATTATTACAACCGATGAAAAAATAAAAAATAAAAAAAAATATGATGAAATTAATAAAAAAAAATATTATCAAAAAAATAAAGAAAAAAAAACAGAATACAATAAACAATATAATGAAGTTAATAAAGAGCAAATATCATTTTATAAAAAACAATATTATCAAAATAAAAAAATTCAACTGATCCAATCGCAAACTAATATATCTGGTGGTTTACCAGTTGATTCTGTTTCTCTTTTAATCAAATCATTATAATCTTTTATAGAATATCCCATACGGTTTGCCAGTATAAAAGACAATATATGACGACCACATGTATCTACATCTATTCCATTAGATGGATCACCCTTACTTTGCAGTTTTTCAGTATTTTGCTCTAATCTCATACCCTTCCCACGAGTTTTTAATATATTTTTCACTTCATTCGGCGTTTCCCCTAAACAAGATCTCATACTTTGTGGAATATAATTTAATTCGTTATCTAGTTTACAGCCGTAACTATCAAATTCTGTTATTACATTTTTTTGTCTTGTTAAACAACACCAATGTCCGCTATTTTTTTCAGATTCTATAAGAATAATACAGTAATCGTTATCATTTGGTAGCAATTGATCTATATTATTATAATTTTTTAGATCTGAATATTTTATAATCTTTTGCTCTACACCAGCACCTAAATACCTAACCATATCTTGGTCGCTTAACATCGTACCTAACTTTTTTTGATAATGAGAAACCATTTTGTCTTTTTGCATTTTTTTCATTCTAATATATTATATACATTTATAAAAAATAAATATATATAACAAAATTATAAATAAATAGATTTAATTAAGTATTAATCTAAAATAATAATCTTTAGCAAATATATAGAATGGTTCATTTTGAAAATTCATACCAATATGGAAAAATACAAGAAAAAAAAGTTCATCCAATAATACAAGATTTTTTTAATAGAGATATTAAGATGAATCCAGAGAGATATGCTAAATATGATTTTCAAGATGAAGAGTTCCAATATGAATTAAAAAGTAGAACAAATAAATTGAATACTTATCCTGATACGATGATTACTTTTAATAAAATTACAGATGAAAAACCGTTAATTTTATTATTTAATTATACTGATTGTTTAGCTTATATTGAATATGAAAAAGAATTGTTTTCTACATTTAGAAAAGGAATGTTCTCTCGTGCTAACATTGATATAGATGAAAAAGAACATGTGTTTATTCCAATAGAGCATCTCAAAATAATTAAACTATTTTAACAATATTCAACACATATGAATTTAGTTGAGGTGCAACTGTATCACCAGCAAAAGTAGGCAATATATAAACCACTATTTCAGAACCAGCTTCAACTGATACAAAATATGTATTAAAATTCACAAAAGGATTACCTTGTATAAGAGGTGTATTATAAGTAGCATCGGAAACTAAATTGATACCAGAAAGAGCATCAACAACATTAATAGTTAATGAATCAATTATTGTAGTATCATCATTAGCTTGAATATTTATAGAAACGCCAACTAGATAAAGACCACTATCAGTAATAGGAAAAACTTCAGTAGTGATAGTAGTTCCAGAAACTAATGGTTGAATAGTATTATCAGCAAGAGAAGCATTTCGTCCAAGAACTGTTTTATTAGGAAAATAACCAACAGAAGCAGCTGACATTATTATATATAAGAAATATATAATAATTATAAGAGAAAAAGAAAAAATTAAACTATTTTTGCTAAACTATTGTGATATACAAAAGTAGGAACAACACCAACTGCTTCACCAGAATATATTGGAATTATAGTAACATTTATTTCAGATCCAGCTGCGGAATTTAAAAAAAAAGTGCTGTTGTTATTTATAACACCATCAATTAATCTATTATATACAAAATCTGAATTAAATATTTTACCTGATGTAAGATCTTCAACAGTAATAGTGATTGATTGTAATGTTGTAGTAGGGTCAGTAGTCGTAATATTTAATGATACAGAAGTTAAATATGTTCCATCAGCAGTAATAATAAAAGGAGGTAATTCTATACCATCGCCACTAGCAGCAAATGGTATTCGTGCAGAAGGTACATGTGTATAAAAAAATCCTAAACTAGATTTATTTGATTTTTTTCCAGCAGATGCTACTGACATATTATACATTAATATAAGAAAATAATGTATGATATTTATAAAGTTAAAGTCCAAAAGCTAAAATAGTTAAAGAAAAACCATCCAAATCTTCAGCAATTACATATTGATATTCAACTACTATTGCTGTACTAATAGTAAGAGAATTATCAACAAAAACATTAACAATATTTTGAGGTGATGCACTTGAACCAACAGCACTATATGAAACTAAAATACTAATTGGAACATCAGTAAAAAAATCAGCAGGAACAGGAAAACTTGCTGTTCCACCACCAGTTCCAGCAGTTATAGTTGCTGGTTGAGATGTACCAATCCATTGTTTATACGGACCAACTACTGTTAAACCATTAGTGCAACTAAAAGTGCTAAAATTAACATTACCTGTAGCAGATAATGTATCTGCGGCAACTGAATTATTAGCTTGGAAATAACCACAAGATATGATACCTTCTACTGTAGTAGAAATAACACTTGCACCAACAAATTCATCTGCTGTTATTCCTCCAGATCCTGTAAAATTAACAGTTGTTGAAGGAGCAATTGGACTAATAGTATTAACACTAATTGATGGGGGTAAAATAAAACTTGGTATTAAAGATGAACCTTCACTAGAAGCATATGACATGTTATATTATATTTAAAGATAATAATTTAATATACTTCTAAATATTATTATATTTAATATATATATATGTCATTTCAATCAACATTAAATTCTAGTTTAGTTCCTGATTTAGCATTACCGAATGGTCTTCAATACATTGTGGATAATGATAGAAGTGATGGTTTAGCAGGTCAAATTTTAAGTTCAAATAATGGTGGAGGATTGTTGTGGATTAATGGCGGTGGATCTGGTGGTGGTAATGTTTCTACAAATACTAATAATGATTTTACTGCTAATAATACATTTTCTGATAACGGAGCAACTCAAGCAGAGTTTATAGTATCAACTGGAAAAACTATATTTACAACCCAACCACTTTTTGAAGCAGGTTTAAATGTATTAGATGGAATAGTTACTTTTCAAACACAAGTTTCTTTTGATGATATTATATTAGATAATGGTGGATCTTCTGGATTATCAGGACAAGTTCTTACAGCAGGAACTGGAGGTCAAGTTATTTGGGGTGCTGGTGGTTCTGGTGGTGGTGATGTTTATTTAGCTGGTGATAATGTTTATACTGGAACTAATCAATTTACCACTAAAGGAATAATTTGTAATTCTATTAATTCAACAACCAATACAGGAGCTTTACAAGTCATTGGGAGTGCTTTGGGTGTTAGTAATGGTGGATTAACAAGTGCTATATTAGTTGGTGCTGCAAATACTAATATTTTTACATCATCCACCACACCATTAATGAATGGAACATCGTGTAATATTAGCGTTCAAGATGATACAGGTGCAACTGTTGAATGTTTTGATTTTAATGCTATTACCAATCAGTCAACCATTCCATTCTTATTTAATTCATCAATATATGATAATAATGGAGATACAGGAATAGCAGGACAAGTTCTTACAGCAGGAACTGGAAGTCAAGTGGTTTGGGGTGCTGGTGGTGGTGGAGGAGGCGGTGATGTATATCTAGCAGGTGGTGTATCAGCAGCAGCTCCACAAACTTTTACTGGATATAATAAATTTAATAATGCAC